ACTCCTTCTCAAAATTAGGGTCGAGTGTTATATCATCTCGTCCGGAACCTGCTGTTACTGGAATTACCTTTATATCTTTAGGCTTAAGTGGCTTCTCTGGTGCGGGAGATCCTGTTCCAGAAGTGTCCATATCATCTGTTGGGGCGGCGGTAGCCACGGGGGCAGATGGAGCCATAGGAACTTCATTAACTGTTTTAGGCTGAGACACCAAATTTACGGACAAAGCCTTTTTTAACTCTTCTATTTTTGAATGTATCTTGGATGCTAGTTCTTTTTTGATTATGGTGCGAAATTTTCCCGCCTCTTTTTTCATTAAGGTTTCTATCACAGACTTTAGAATGTCTCCGTTTTTTTCTTCCATTTTTGTCCTTACAATCCAAACTGTGTAGTGTCTGGTTCAATCTTACCAGCGTTACGCTCTCTCTCAATTTGTCTGTCCATATCCCGAATTTCTGACTCAGACTGACCAAGAACATTCCGACGAACCCATTCATGTGAATAGTACTTACCTATGTATGGTTTAATATTGCCCAATTCTTGCACCTGACGCTCACGAACCTCACTGTTCTTCAATTCCGAGAAGATATTATCCTTTATGAAGTCAAAATAGATTGATTCTCTCATATCCGGCCAATCATCGACGGTAATTATCTTTTTCAATACCAGTTGTTTCTTCAATAAATCAAAAAATATCTCAGAAAAACGAGTTCTAAGTCTATGAATAAACTTGGTAAATCTAACCTCATCCCTTGTGATTTCGGTGGATCTACCAAGCATAAATTGTTTATCTTGCTCTAATCTACTTGCAGGAACTGACAAAGCACGATAAAGTTTCTTTTGAAAATATGTGACATCTGTCAATTCACCCAGATTTGCTCCCCCCTGTAGAGTGGTAATTTCGGTCCCTCTACTTCCTTCACGACGAGGAAGCCAATAGTCCTCAAGCATCGACATGAATTTACGATCATCACGGATGTCGCCAGTGTTTGCATCATAAACCAAGCGATTTCTATATTGATTCATGAGTCCTTTTACATATGCTTCGGCCTTAGTTTTTGGAAGATTACCAACATCAATGTAAAAAATTCTTCGTTCGGGAGCACGGCTGATGCGGTAAATCACAACAGAATCTTCAAGCATTCTCAATTGGTTGAGTGGCTTTATTGCTTTATGAAGGAATCCAACGATTCTTTTGTAACGAGAATCCATCAATCCCGATGAGCAGAATGCGATAGCATCATCACTAATTCTTATTCCACTGGTGTTTCCGCCCTGACGAGGATTGTCTTTATTATAAACATAAAAATCATGATATCCAGCAATGATCTTTGTCCCATCCTTCAAGGTCTCCTTTTTGAATTCACGAATCTTCGTGATATTCATCGGATCAACATAACGACATTCTAAAATCCCTTTTTGTGGATTTTCTTCATCTACGATGATGTGAAAATAGATTCTACTATCAACATACCATCTGCGAAATATGTCTGCGCCTTTTGTTTCAAACTGTAAAACTCTAATTACATTTCTAAACTCTTCATGAATTTTTTCTTTGATACTTTCAGGCTGCTTCAATCTGTCGAGAATAATCTTGACAGGTGCCTTCTTCTCACCAAGAACTATTGCTTCATTGACTATATCATCAATTGCAACTTCAGTAATTGGATCCATAGCCATTTCACGGTACTTCATCACCAATTCAAAGTCGTTTCTTACAGTTCCATCTAAATCGACATATTGGCCGTAAAATCCGCCTGCTTCGACTGGAATGGCACCATCGTCTGTGGCGGGAACCACAAACGACTTTAATGCCTTAAAGTTTTCTTTCTGTCTCTTGGATCTCTCTATTTTAAAACCAAATAACTCTGCCATGATATATTGTTACTCCTATTTTTGATCCCTAGAGATCATCTGTATTTATGGATCAAGTAGTAACATTATCAATCTCATAATACTGATATGTCATAGTAACTTGGAAATTCGAAGGCTCTGACTGCTGACCCATGTCTAATGAAATTTCACCTAGAGTTGAAGGCCAGCACCCGACGAACTTATATGTGGTGATCACATTACCTTCACGGGTAAGAGGAGAAACATACCAATCAGTCATAAAAGAATTCATGGCATTTGGACCAATATTTGTTTTATTGGTGTTGATCGTATTTTGCCAAGATTCAAATGCTTTACGCAGAGTATAAGCACCATCATTATAGACTGTAATATTCCAATCGTTGAATGTACGATCTGCTGGATACTTGAATTGGCGACCCATATAATTTGCAGTTCCAATATTTAACACACTATTTGGAATAGATGCGGATTTTGCTAAAAATGAAACTTGATTATTTGGACTTCCTGCTCCTATCGCACCAGCGACAGCATTAACTGCCCCCGCTGCGGCGGCTCCAAGTAAAGCACCAGCAGCAGCCGCCGCAAAATTTACCGCTCCAATTCCTGCGTTTGGAAAGTTGCCTTGTACTAAAAATAAGTTGTTTCTGGCTACACCATTAACCAGATTTGCTCTGAATCCATCGATACTAAATTGTGACATCTTTTTCTCCTAATTTATTTTTTAAAGATGATGAATCATGCTCCAACTTCATTGAATGAAACGCCTGTTCTAGTGGCAACAAAGTTCAATTGGATGAAATTAATACTACGAGTGGGCTTAATGTAAATATCCGCCACAAATCTGTTACTATCGATAACTTCGGGTGTATTGTTTCTTTCATTGCAAACAACCTTAAAGTCGATAATTCCTCTTCTAGATTGAACCTCACGCAAGAATGGGTCAACCAAAGAAACAAATTGCGCTCGGGTGAATGCATCGTTGAATTCAAAGAGACTATATTTTGAAGCCGTTGCAATAGCCTTTTCAAGAACAATAAACAAACGACGAACATTAATTCTATCAAATGCAGATGGTTTTGTCTGAGCGGTTTTGTCACCGTACAAAACAGTTCCTTCACCCGGGAAAGTTACTACTGGATTAATGTTATTCTTGTATAATTCATCACGGAATGTCTGTGTTGGGTTGAAAGCCAATTTCACGACTCCCTTAACATTTCCACGATTGAATCCTGCGGGACTATACCAAGGATCATTAGTTGAATCTGTGCGAGCACATAATCCAGCGATATCTCCATTTAAAGGAACCCAACGATACTTATCGTTGTAAATATCGTAAGTATACTTATAACCACTATCGATAAAAACATAGGAAGAAGATCCAATCTGATTACGATACTTTTTAGATATTTCAAGTTTATCAGTATTACTCAAGGCTGCGTTACTAATTGGGCAAGAAAGGAAAGCAACGCAATCTTTTCTCTTTTCAACTAACTCCTTGAGTTTTTGACCCACAGTTACCTCGTCCTCTTCGGCGGTAAATGAAGAGGTGTAAGTATCTTTTTCTTTTACAGTTTGGGGGCAAAACTCTGGACCACCAAGTATCAAATTAACATCAGCGATCTGAGGATCATCAAAAAGATTATATCCACTATCTAAAGGTATACCTGGAAAAACAACATCTACAAAATCTGTAGATCTTTTAAGATCAGAAAATTTGGTTCCATCTTTGCCACCAGTAAATTTATATGTTAAGACTCCAAATGATCCATTTTCCTGTGTTCCCGAAGTAAGACTCTCAACATTAGTATACCTATAACTGGAAGTATTTCCCTCAGCACCATAGATAACGGCTGTAGTGTTATCTATACCATCCATTGGACATGAAATGTATTTTGAGGTTGAATTAATTTGTTGTCTGTAAAAAGAAGATACTCCATTAAAATCTTTGGCATCTTTATCTAAAGAAAGATTTGCAAATCTTTCTAAAACACTTCCAGACAATCCAGTCCATTTACCGTCTATATCAACAACAACCAAATGAAATTGATCATTTTCTCCATTTAAACTTGAAACATATTCACTTGTATCAGGGGGGGCATCAAACTCATCAGCATATCCCCAATCTGCAAATCCTACTACGGCAGCACTACCTATTAACTCATCAGGAGGCGGAATTACTGATGGTTCACTACCACAAATTTGAACGCCAATTGAATTTCCCAATTCTCCAGGATATTTTGCAATAAATGTGCCATGCGAAGTTAAAGATGCATCATTGATATAATCATCATTGTATACAGGGAATCCTGATGCACCTACACTACAGGCATTATGTGCGGTTTGACCAGTTCTGACAACTTGAAGATTACTTCCATATTGCAGAAAGTTTGCCGCAGTAAACCAATACTGATAGTTATTGTCATTAGGAAGACCAAATGTTTTGGCGAGGGAATTTTCACTATCAATCAGAATCCGTTTGTGCATCGGACCCCATGAAAAAATACCCGCAAACGCTGCATTTGTAGTTGCAACGGATGGAACAATGGTCGTTAGATCCCGCTCCGTTACATTCACGCCTGGAGAAAGTTGGAATGCCATCTGAATAGTCTCCTAAAAATTTAATAGACTTTAATTAGTCTTTGGTATTTAGTTTTTCAAATAATCTCGTCCGAATTCAGTCCCCAATCAGATCTAATGATTGGCTGTCCTGAACTCTCCTTTGATAGTTCTCTAATCGATTGACTTAAGTCTTCTTCTTGGTTCTCAAGAAAACCAAAAGGAACCAAATCTTCTTCTAATTTTTTAATCTTTTCCTCATAAATTTTTCTCCTAGTATCAACATTGGTCAAATCTTGGAAATATGGCTGAGATGTCATCCAACCAAATAACACTAATGAAGATACTAAATCGTCGTGATACCCTGAACTTGCCTCATAAGACTGCCCCTTGGAGACAAATGTGCTTAATTCGGATATAATCTCAAAGTCATTTAATATTAGTTTATCGCCTTCAACCATTTCTTTGAGTGCCATGCAACCAATTTTCTTTGTTTGAACACTCATCTTCAGTCCAGAATAAGATCGCATTCCGCCGTATGCAACTCCAAGTTTCTGTGCTTTTTTGCTCTTAACCACTACCTCTAGAATGTTTTCATATTCAAGTTCTTCACGAAGTAGATCTGCTATCTGCTGTCCCACATCATTTATTTCTACTAAAACATAGGCTTCATTGTATTTGTTAGCAACTGAAAAAATTACATTCGGATATAGAGCATTTGGTATTTGATTATTTTTGTACTTTGCAACTACCTTATATGGAACTTCAGTAACATCAGTAACAACAAATGCGTTATAGTCTTGCCCTATAGATCTACTTGTGTCTACTGTAATTGAGTAGATATGATTCTCTTTAGGAGATTCGTAAACGGACAATCCATCATCTGTTTTGAGAATAGGTTCAGAAAATGACAATGATGCCAATTTAGATGTCTTTATAAGTGTATCCTGAGAACCGAGAAATTCACATTCATATTCACTCGCCCAATGTCTTTCAGATGTGTTTTTTATAGTTTCTGTTTTGAATTTCTCATCTCTACCAGGAATTTGCCACCAATGTGCTTCAACCGGTTTAAAATTTGATCTTCCCTGTTTGGCGTTTTGCCACAACTTATAGTAAAGATTCAATCCATTTGGCGTACTGACTATCACCGTTTTAGTGGTTTGTCCTGCGGTAATTGTTGG